AGGATCGAAGCTGAGAATGGTTGAACCGGCGGCATGGGAGCCGTCGATATTACCACTCCCCACGAGCACCCAAGTACCTAGACGTTGACGGACGTCATTCGGGGTGTGCGTGGAGTTGGTCGAGACAATGGACGCTGGAGTAGACATAGGGTCTTGCATCTTGACAACCTCACCGGGTTTGTCAGTGGACATAGCGCCAATGCCCTGCATTTCAGCAGGCTTGGTGGACACCAGTTCTCCTTGAACAGGGGTGTCAATGGACTTGATCGGTTCTACGGTTGGTTGGGCCATCAGTACGACACTCACAAAGTCCTGATGCGAGATCAATGTGAGGTTCCGGTTCACCTGTCTTAACTCTTCGGGGCTGCCGAAGTCGTGCGCTGATGAGTACTCCCAGTTGCTGCTGGGGTCACGAGATAACTGTATGTCGGCGGAAGTTCCGGAGATTGCCAACAACAGGATTACTAAACAAAGGGGTATCAGACCCAATGCTAGGGACGGGAAAGCACCACGAAGGGGGCCGAACCCCGTCCGTCTGACTCTCATCAGACGTTCATAGAGCCAGAAGAACGGGCCAAGGACAATTGGAAAGATGACAAGCGCGAGGAACACGCTGTCAACCCACCAACGGGCCTTGACTGTACGAGCAACATGACGGTGCATCCGACGCATAAGGGACAAGCGCGGATTAACGGGTTCATTGGAGCCAGGAGTGAGAACTTCGTCGAGAGGTGGAGTAAAGTGAAAGCCACGGACAGACATGGAGTCGTTGATATACGGATCAAAAGGAACGTCAACGAGACCACGAGTGTAGCCATAGGAATACTCAATTTTGACAAGGTATGTGAGCTCCTCGTCAGGGTCCGTATACTCAAAGACCCATCCACCGTCAGGAGAATGACTCCAGGAATTGTCACCCTCAAAGGGAGGGATGTCAGCAAGGGGATCAGGGGCACAGCTGTGGACTGGTGATTTTGTAGCACTTTTCACCAGCACAAAAGAGCACTGTGACTTGTTGACGCCGAAAATAGGGACTTCTCTGGGTTCTAAGTTGATAAATGAGTTATTCCCTTGTCGGCGGAGGACGGTCCAATACCGGTCCCAATAGAGGTGTGTAGCATCGTTGATTTCACCCATGGCGGCCTTGAAGTGGTCAGCAAAGGAATCGTCAGAGACAATGAATTGGTACTCAGCGCAAAAATGCGCGGGATTCCATCGTTGTGTCTCAAAATTCCAAGAGATCCACGTTTCACGGGGGCCACCACGGGAGATTTCGAATCGGGCAATTACTTCACACGTCCCGTCGTGGGCGACACCTTCGCGAGCATGCATGAAGATCTCGCGATTATCAGGACAAATAAGGTGCCAGAGTGGGCCGTCGCCTTTGGAGGCGCCGCCACCCATGAGGCCAATAAGAGTCTGATCTTGAAGCCATTCACGCGTGTTACCACGTACTGAGAGTATGCGAGACGCATTCTCCCAGGTTGTGGAAGTAAGATTGTCCATAAGGACATTCTTCTCGCGTATAGGGAATTCTTCGTTGTAGGCCTCATAGTAGGACTTGAACATAACAGGGGACATTTCATTCCAAGTGGACATATCGTGGAGCGACAGCTCATGGAGAGCAATGGAAAAGTTGTCCATAGCAACAATATCGTTCTTATCCCACTTAGGGTGCCAGTAAGGAAGTTCACGGACAGTTTCGAGAGAGATCGGAGCAACGTAGCGGTCGTAGCGGGGTTCATGGCGCCACTTGCACTTGAGGAAGGTTACCTTGGAAAGGTCCTCCCATTCGTCAGTCTCAATCTTCTTTTTATCGGCGGTAGTATAGCGAAGGCCGATCTTTGCCATCTGGGGAGCCCAGGTGGTCGGCTTGAACCATTTACGGACTGGTTCAGCAGGGTGGACAACATGATCGTCGCCCTGAGCAAGAAGAGAGACAGAAGCATCGAAAGAGAGGGTTCCAGCAACGGGACCTTGCGGATGCAAGTTGCGGAAGGCGAGACGGAAAGCGACGCGCCCGTAAGCTGTGGCAGTAAATGCAGTGGCGAGATGGCCAGAGCAGTAGGAGTTGACAAGTTCATGGATCAGCACGTCGTAGATCACGAGATACTGGTACATGTCAGACCACAGAACACGGCGGGCCATATCTTGGCGGGGAGTGGAGTTTCGATAATGGGGCATAATGATGTATTCATGGATGCAGATGAGGATGTACATTCGGGTCGTTGAATCAAGACCTTCGAAGTCACCAGCATACATGCCTTCACCATCAAGCCCGGAACGCTTGAGGAAGCGTCCAGCAGTGTCCCACTCACGGGAATAGCGGTTGATACCAAGAGCATAACCGTTGCGGATACGGCCTTCAATGATGTCAGCGAGGAAGTCACCGTACATCATCTTGCAGGCAAGGAAGTAAGGAAGTGAAGTGGGCATTATCAGGCGGGTCTTGCCAGACAGCCACTTTTCGTAAGAGCGAAGCTCGTCTTTAGGGACGGCCATGGTAACGTGGGGCATGCGAATGCCCTTCTCAGCGTTGTCGAGAATTTCCATGACCATAGCTTTAAGTTCAAGAGCTTGAGGAGTGGCAGGGTCGATAGGGCCATCAGTTCCCAGCCACTTGGTCTTGCCTGGCTTACCATCGGTCTGTTTCACCAACGGCCAGCCGGGACTTGTTTTACGGACAGTTGATCGTATACGTCCAGTTCCATCGCCACAAAGGGCTTCTTCGAAAGTGAGAACTCGAAGTTCACGAGGGGGGCGGAAGGAATTGGAGTTAACGATATTAGCGAATTCGGCTTGGCATACTTCACGAACACCTTCAAAGTTCTGGAGAGGAACAGGAATATCGACGTAGCGGTTGACAGCGTCGTGAAGGGGATCATGTAGCACGCCAGCTTCATCACGGAATCGTTTCAAGCGGGCAGGTCGGCGTTGTGAGGGATACAAGCGAGCCATTTGGGTCTTTTGGACCTTAGTAGGCTCGAGCTCATTTTCCACACCAACACTGGCAGCCATCTGACGAGGAACTTCGGCAACAATGGTTGCACCGGAGTCAGTTGTGTTTTTCGGGACAGCGGTCATCATAACAGGAGGGCGGGAAATCTGGGGTGGCCACTGCGTAAGAACTTTGTCGATCATTTCACGAGTAACAGGCATTCCGGTTCCGAGTTGGAGTTCCTCGTCACCGGACATGTGAATTGACGCAATTTTCCTACCTTTGGTCTGGGAGTTGCGAACAACACCAAGAGAGCCACAGTCACCTTCACGGAAATCGCCGTGATAGGCGTAGGCATTCTTGATTTTGATCATTCCATGGCGTTCGGAATAGGCTTCGACTTGTTCGTCACAATGGGCAGTAACAACTCGCTCAATGATAACAGGAACTTTGTCAATAAGACGGGGAACAAAGATAGCCATGGGAAAATTGCCTTTACAGTAGAGCTCATGGTCTTTCTCGTTGAGGAAATAGGGAACAATGTCATAACCTTCGGGGAAGTCGAGGTTGGTAATGACAAAGCTCCACAGGTCAGCGGAACCGTCAACGGGTTGACCGTTAAAGATGTCTTCACAGGCAATTTGACGTTCGATTTCAGGGTTCAGGATGTTGTTCACAATGATCGGAGAGCGGTCTTCTTCTTTTTGGAGCCAGGACACAAAGTGGTGATTGACGATGCACAGTCTACCTTGAAGGATGGTGAACTGCATCATGGAATTTCCTTTTTCATCGTACATCACCCACTCGTTCTTCTTCAGAATGCGAGCAGTGATGTCGTCACACACTTTGTCGTGAGGGCCTTGAGTCTTTTGGACTCTACGAAGAGATCGGACAGGAGCAGGTTGACGCTCCATAGACTGGACTTCTTGAGCACGGCGCAGGCGGCGCTCAATCTTGGGTTCCTTAGGGGCGGAGTGAGTTTTCTGGGGCTCATCAGCACCAGTAACCCAAGCGATAAATTTAGCAACGAGCACAATGACAGCAACGACAACAATGTAGGCGGTCGCAACAATAGTCAATGTGCTAAGAGCTTGCATGAAATCATGGAACCACTGAGATTGAGTAATGGTGGCCCAAAGAGCGGCCACCCGTGTACGAACGGAATTGAG